GATAACCACGCCAACCGCAGGAAAGTCAGCATCCTACAGTCGGAACTTAATGACCTACGACATCGCCTACGCAGGGCCGAGGAACAGGTACACAGTTGCGACGGATGCAGGACCACTTATTGTCCATAACTGCGGATACGGCATGGGGGCTGATAAGTTCCAGTCGCAGCTCAAGACGTTCAACGTGGACCTCCCGCTGGGCGAGTGCAAACGCATCATCAGCGTGTACCGCGCAACCTATCCGATGATCCCGGAGCTGTGGCGTAGCGCCGGGAAGGCGCTGCTAGCACTTAAGACGCAGCGCTCTAGCCAGTTGGGGCGTGAGGGTGTGCTGACGGTAGACCTGCTGGGCATCAAGCTCCCTAACGGGATGTACGTGCGCTATCCTAACCTACGCGAGAATAAGGATGGGGATTTAGTCTACGATACCAAGAGGGGCCGGTCCACGCTGGATACGCGCATATACGGCGGTAAGGCGGTGGAGAATATCTGCCAAGCCCTCGCCCGCATTGTGATCGGTGAACAGATGCTGATGGTCGCGCGCAGGCTGCGTGTGGTGATGACCGTGCATGACGCTGTGGGCGCTATCGCCCCTGTAGCAGAAGCCGGGGAAGCCCGGACCTTCGTAGAGCAGTGCATGCGGATGCGCCCCAAGTGGGCACCGGGCCTGCCGTTGAATTGTGAGAGCAAGATGGGAGTAAGCTATGGCGGATAACGAATTGCATCCAGTAGTCGAGCTGCTGCTGGCTAGAATGAAGAGTAACCCGGAGGAGTTTGAAAGCCTATATGCGGGGCGCTGGTATAACACCCTAAAGGTGCTTGGAATCGCAGCCTCTAAAGAGGAGCAGCAAGCTATCCACGAGGCTCAACGAAGTATCGTGCTGGATAAGGCACATGCCGACGCAATAAACGAGCTTCTTAATGGAGAAGAACCCCGAGCTGTGAGGCCCGAATCGACCCGAATATATAATGCACAGCTAAATAAGGCCCCAGAATAAAACTACTGCAACACCAAACAAGGAGCAAACTAATGGTTAATAAGAAGCAGCCCTACGGGACTAAGCGGGCGCATATTCTGGATTTACTGACGTCCTCCCCCAATATAACTAATAGGAGTATCATGGACACCGTTGGGTGTGACGCAAGCTACATCGACGTGCTGCGTAGAGAGATTCGCGTGCCTAAGCCGATAAGCCCCCACGGGAATAAGCAGGCGCGCGTTCTGGATGAGCTGGCTCGCTCCCCCGATAGGACCAATCAGGGGATCGCTGACATTGTTGGGTGTACCGAAAGCTACGTCGGTATGCTGCGTAACAAGAGGCGCACAGCTGAGCCGACAAGCCCCCACGCGGATGATAAGACGCGCGTTCTGGCTATGCTGGCTAACTTCCCCCATAGGACCAATAGGCTGATCGCTGCCCTCGTTGGGTGCCACGTAAACTACGTCAGCACGTTGCGTAACCCGGAGCGCGCGGCTGAGCCGGTAAGCCCCCGCAAGAACAAGAAGGCGCGCGTTCTGGAAGTGCTGGCTGATTTCCCCCTCGCGCCTATTAAGGTGATTGCTACAGCCGCGCGGTGCAGCGAAGTCTACGCTAGTGCGCTACGTAGAAAGAAGCACGCGGCTGAGCTTACAGCCCCCCACGGGAATAAGCGGGAGCGCGTTTTGGAAGTGCTGGTTGCCTCCCCCAACATAACCACTAAAGATATCGTCGCCGCCGTGGGCTGCACTAAAGGCTACGTCAACGCACTGCGCGCAGAGAATGGCGTGCCTAAGCCGATAAACCCCCACGGGAGTAAGCGGGAGCGCGTTCTGGATGAGCTAGCTCGCTCCCCCGATAGGAGCAACAGGGTGATTGCTCGCGTCGTTGGGTGCAACCCGACCTACGTCAGCACGGTGCGTGCAGAGAAGCGCGTGCCTAAGCCGCCAAGCTCCCATGTGACTAAGCGGGAGCACGTTCTGAATATGTTGGCTCAGTACCCCGATAGGACCGATAAGGTGATTGCTGACAGCGTTGGGTGCCACGCAAACTACGTCAACACGTTGCGTAAAGAGAAGCGTAGGGCTGAGCCTACAATCCCCCAAGCACAGAGCCCCATCGAGCCAAGCACAGCGCCGACAGTGCGGGATACTCAGGTTGGCGGTGACCACTATAAGACTAAGGCGGTGCAGCCTTGGGACGTGTACGACACTTGGCCCGTAGAGCAGCGGATCGGTGCCTACCGCGCTAACTGTCTGAAGTACGTGATGCGGCTAGGCGATAAGGATACACCCATTATCAACGCCAAGAAGTTGGCGCACTACGCACAGAAGCTTGTAGAGGTTTTGGAGGAGCCCCAGTGAAACTACACCCATTACTCGTGGCAGAGCTAGATAACACTGGGCTGCCTTGGGATGTAGTCGAGGGGACTAGACACCACAAAGTGCGGTTGTGTGGGCACATGGTTGGTATATACCCTAAGGGTAACGCAGCGGGAGTGGATCGACGCGCGCTTCTTAATACGATCTCTCAAGTGCGCCGCGCAGCTAGGGGACTAAAAACCAAATGACCGCATGGAGCTACTCGTCGATCAAGACCTTCGACCAATGTCCGAAGAAGTACTTCCACCTCAAGGTGGTTAAGGACGTTAAAGATACGCCGGGTGAGGCGGCGGACTATGGCACCGCTGTCCACCTTGCTGCCGAGGAATATATCCGGAATGGTACCCCCATTCCGGATAAGTTTGCATTCATGCGCCCCATCGTCGAGCGGCTTGAGCAGTTGCCGGGAGAGAAGCATGCCGAGCTTAAGCTAGGCATCCGCAAGGACTTCTCCCCCTGCGATTTCTTTGCCAAGGACGTATGGTGGCGCGGGGTAGCCGACTTGGTGGTGGTTGACGGGCACCGTGCATGGTGTGTGGACTACAAGACGGGGAAGAACGCGCGCTACGCTGATACCAAGCAGCTCGATCTGCTGGCCGGTGCGTTGTTCTCGCATTTCCCGGAAGTGACCACGGTCAAGTCGTCACTTCTCTACGTTGTTAGCGGAAACCTTATACCCAAAAAGCATATGGTGACCGAGCGTAGTCGGTATCTGGCCGTGTTCGATGAGCAGCTGGACCGGCTCGACGCGGCTATGGAAAATGGTGTATGGAACGCTAAGACCAGCCCGCTGTGCGGGTGGTGCCCGGTCACAAGCTGCGAGCACTGGAAGCCTAGGAGGAAGTGATGCCCCGCGATTATCGCGCCGAGTACGACAATTATCATGCCGACCCGAAGCAGAAGAAGAACCGCGCAGCGCGCAACGCCGCCCGCGCCACGATGGCTAAAAAGGGTAAGGTCAAGAAGGGTGATGGCAAGGATGTCGCCCACGTGAAGGCGTTCGACAAGGGCGGTAACAATAGTACCGGCCTGAAGGTAGAAGCGAAGAGTAAGAACCGTTCATTCAAGCGGGATAGCAAAGGCAACCTCGTATCAGAAACGAGCAAGCGCGAGCGCAAGAAGTAACCTACTAGGAGCAAACTAGTGCAGATCGTAGATAATAGGGCACTCCTGCTGGATGTGTCAGATACCGCCGCTGTGACGGGGGCCATCGCAAAAAGTACCAAGGTCGAAGGCGGGGTCCTCGTCCACTGGGGGCACAAGGAAGCAGAACAGCTAGCGCAGCTGTATAGCGACGTACCCTCTCCCATCCTTAAGGACTACCAGTGGACCGGCAAATACACGCCGTTCGACCACCAGAAGGAAACCTCGTCGTTCCTCTCGATCCGGCGCAAAGCGTTCTGCTTCAACGAGCAGGGTACGGGTAAGACAGCCAGCGTTATCTGGGCGGCGGACTACCTCATCAAGAAGGGGCTGATTAAGCGCATACTGGTGCTATGCCCCCTGTCGATCATGAAGTCGGCTTGGCAGCGCGACCTGTTCACCTTTGCTATGCACCGCTCATGCGGCGTAGCGCACGGCGTTGCCGATCAACGCAAGAAGATTATCGCGTCTGGCGCGGAGTTTGTCATCATTAACTTTGACGGCCTCAACGTGGTCAAGGACGAGATCGTCGCTGGGGGTTTTGACCTGATCGTGGTGGATGAAGCCAACGCCTACAAGAATGCACAGACCAACCGTTGGAAGGTGCTTAACCAGATCATCAAGGCCACTGACCCGCGCCTCTGGATGCTTACGGGCACGCCTGCCGCGCAGTCTCCCGTGGACGCTTATGGGCTTGCCAAGCTGGTGAACCCTGAGGGTTGCCCGAAGTACTACACCGAGTTTCGCGCAACGGTCCTGACCAAGGTAACGCAGTTCAAATGGACGCCTAAGCCCACTGCCCCCGCCTTTGTACATAAGGTGCTACAGCCTGCCATCCGGTTCGAGAAAAAGGATTGTCTCGACCTGCCCGAGGTCACGCACACTGAGCGCGATGCGCCCCTCACCCCGCAGCAGGCGAAGTACTATAAGCTCCTCAAGGACGAGATGCTGCTCGAGGCAGCGGGCGAGGAAGTCAGCGCAGTCAACGCAGCTACCAAGATCAACAAGCTGCTCCAGATCAGCGGGGGCGCGGTCTACACGGACACTGGCGCGGTGCTGCACTTCGACGTCAGCAATCGGATTAACGCCGTACTGGAGGCCATCGCGGAGACGGCCAACAAGGTGCTGGTGTTCATCCCCTTCACACACACTATCGAGCTACTACGCGCTAGGATGGATAAGGAGGGCATCCCGTGTGCGGTCATCAACGGTAAGGTGTCGGTCAACAAGCGCAGCGACATCGTGCATCGGTTCCAAACCGAGAAGGACCCGCAGGTGCTGCTCATCCAGCCGCAGGCTGCATCCCACGGGCTTACGCTGACAGCGGCGGATACTATAATCTGGTACGCACCCGTCACCTCAGTGGAAACCTACCTCCAAGCCAACGCGCGCATCGACCGGCCCGGCCAGAAAAACGCCATGACCATCGTGCACATCAAAGGCAGCCCGGTGGAGGACAAGCTGTATACGATGCTACGTGAGAACATCGGCAACCACCAGAAGCTGATCGGTCTGTATCGGGACATTTTGGGCGCGTAGCGCTTGACACTGTTTAAAACACGTTCTACATAATACCGACCATAGAGGAGCAAAATATGGACCTAGCAGACGTACCTGCGGATACGCTCGTCAGCATCTACCGGAAAATCCGGGCGGTGATCGACGAGAAGGAAACCGCACACAAAGGAGAAGTCGGGGAGCTTAAGGGTCAGCTGGATATCGTCAGCGCCAAAATTCTCGAAATCTGCAACGAACAGAACCTTGACAGCATGCGGACCCCTATGGGTACCGTGACACGTCGTACGGCGACTAGGTACTGGACGAACGATTGGCAGTCCATGTACCAGTTCATCAAGGAGCAGGATGCTCCGTTCCTTCTGGAGCAGCGCATCCATAATGGTAACATGAAGCAGTTTCTTGAAGATAACCCCGAGACCCTACCAATGGGTCTCAACGCAGACACCAAGTACGCTATCACCGTACGCAAGCCAACCAATAAGTGAGGAAGTAATGAGCAACATCGCAATCTTCAAAGACGATAACGCAGTCTCGAATATCCGCCGCCCTGTTTCGGAGCTAACTAGGACGGTAGCTACCACTACTTCGGGGCGTCGCATCCAGACTAACACCAACGGTACCTTCAAGCGCATTGTGGGCGGCGAGCAGATCGGCAAGGCCATCCGTGGCGAGTTCAACGCTATCATCGTCGCCATGCTGCCGAAGGTGAGCCGCACCTTCTATGCGGGTAAGTACGATCCGGACGCCAAGCCGACCCTGCCTGATTGCTGGGCGAACAACGGCGAGGTGCCGGAGGCCAATGTACCAAACCGTCAGGCGGCAAACTGCGTCACCTGTAAGAACAACATCGACGGCTCCGGTCAGAACGGCAAGGGCAAGGCGTGTCGCTTCCAGCGCCGTGTGGCGGTGCTACTTGAGGGCGATGTCTCTGGGGACACCTACCAGTTCAACATCCCTGCAAAGTCGCTGTTCGGCAAAGGCAACGGTATCACCCACCCGTTCGAGAGCTACGTGCGTTTCTTGGCTGCCAATGAAGAGTCGGTTGACTACGTGGTTACCAACATCGCCTACAACCTCGACGCCGATACGATGCAGTTGCAGTTCACTCCGTCCCGCCAAATCACGGACGCGGAATACGATCTGGTGCGCACCGCGCAGGAAGACCCTGCTACGCAGCGGCTGGTACAGTTGACCGTGGACGGCGCTGACGGCGCTACCGCCAAGCCCAAGGCGGAAACCGTGCTGATTGAGCGGCAGGTGGAAGACGAAGAAGAGGCCGAAGCCGAAGCGTCCCCGCTGAAGCGCGCTAAATCCCCTGCAAAAACTGCTGCCCCGGCGAAGCCCGAGAAAGCTGCTACTCCGCCGTGGCTCGATGAGGACGAGGACGAGAACGAGGACGAGCCCAAAGTCGCCCCCACCAAGCGCGCTGCCCAGAAGGCAGAGGCGGCTAAGCCCTCAGAGGGTCTTACTAAAGTCCTCAACGCTTGGGCCGATGACGACGAGGACGAGGACTGATGAGCCTTGGCTACAGTCTACGTATTCGTGACTTGAACGCGAAGGCAGATAAGCGCAAGCTAGGCGTTCGCCTTGGCCGGGTGTGCATCAAAAAGGATGTGCCGGTCTCCGTGATCGCTGCGCGTATGGGTGTGACTAGGGCTACGGTGTATAACTGGTACTGCGGGGCTTCGGCCCCGCAGCCTAACATAACCTCCCTGATTGAGACCTATCTTGCTGAGCTTGAAAGCACGGCTGGTTAACTTAACCGGTACTATTAACAGCGTAGAGGGGTGAAGTTCTCGCTCCGTGGGGTGGTGTCTACGATATGGACAATTTCGATCTTCTGACAGCAGTGCAGCCGGAGCAAGGCTGGTTCGCTGTTGTCGGCATCAAAGGTGAAAGTAGGCAGCAGGAGATTGTTGCGACACGCGATGAGTTTAATGACTGGGTACAGCACTTCCAGCGCACCAAGCGCAACATCTTCTTCGGGGTAGCCAAATATAAGGACGGCAGCTCTCGTAAGAAGGATAACGTACTAGCCGCTAAGTCCTTCTGGCTCGATATCGACTGCGGACCCGGTAAGGAATATCCCTCACAGGACGATGCAATCACCGACCTGCGCGCTTTTTGTAAAACCGTAGGGCTGCCTAAACCTACCCTCGTTAACTCAGGGCGCGGCATCCACGTATACTGGCCGCTAGATCGGGATGTTGACCGCCAAGAGTGGGAGCTGGTCGCCAAGCGCCTCAAGGAAGTATGCTTGGTTCAAGGGCTGCGGGTGGACAATAGCTGCGTTGAGATCGCGCGCATCCTGCGGGTGCCCGGTACGTTGAACTTCAAGGGGGATGAGCCGCTCCCGGTAGCCGTACTCAATGTGGGTAAGCCCGTACCCTACAGCCTCTTCCTCGAGGTGTTGGGTGTGAAAGAGCAGCCTGCGCTTGTGCCGCGCTCCGGACGCGGGCTTAGCGCGCTGGCGCAGCAGGTACAGGATAACATCCAGAATAGCTTTGACCGTATAATGAGGCGCGGTGACAACGGCTGCGCGCAGCTTAACTCCTGTTACGTTGAGCGGGAGGACCTCTCTGAGCCCCGCTGGTTCGACGCCTTATCGGTGGCAAAGTTCTGCAAGGACAAGGACACTGCGGTCCACCGCATGTCTGCCGACCACCCCGACTACGACCCGAACAAGACAGAGCAGAAGCTAAAGCACATTGTAGGGCCGCACACGTGCGAGGTGTTTGAGAGCAATAACCCCGGAGGCTGCACCGGGTGCCCTCACAAGGGCAAGATTAAGTCCCCTATCGTGCTAGGCAAGGTTATCGAGGAAGCCACCGAGAAGGATAATACCTTCGAGGAGGAGGCCAGCAACGGCATGGTCACCACGTACAAGATACCCGAGTACCCGTTCCCCTACGTGCGAGGGAAGGACGGGGGCATCTACCGCCAGCCGGAGGGGGAGGAGGGGGAACCCTTCTTTATATACCCTTACGATCTGTACGTGGTGAAGCGCATGCGCGACCCCAATGAGGGGGGTGTCGTACTGCTTCGGTCGCATACCCCGAAGGACGGCGTGGAAGAATTTACCATCTCCAATAGCAAAATCACGGAGCCTGCGGAGGTCCGTAAGGAGCTAGCACGTAAGGACATCTTGCTGGGCAAGAAGCAGTTCGACATGCTCGTGGACTACATCATCCGTTCGTATCAAAACCTAAGGCACAAGAAGAAGGCAGAGCAAATGCGTAATCAGTTTGGTTGGGTGGACGGCGACAGCAAGTTCATCGTTGGTGATCGTGAAATTAGCGCAGCGGGCACGTACCATAGCCCCCCATCGTCGGTAACTCAGGTGCTTACTGACCACATGGTACCCACAGGCACGATAGAAAAATGGAAAGAGGTGTTCAGCCTCTACGGGCGTCCGGGCCTTGAAGGCGCGGCGTTTGCCGCTGCCACCGCATTTGGTGCCCCCCTCCTGAAGTTCTCCGGCCAGCGCGGGGCGATCATCAACCTCGTTAATACCAACTCCGGCACGGGTAAGACGACCACCTTGCATATGTGCAACAGCGTGTGGGGCCACCCAGAGAAGCTCTGTGCAAAGAAGGACGACACGTTCAACTCCAAGGTGTTCAAGATCGGTATCCTGTGTAACCTGCCGGTTACCTTCGACGAGATGTCTAACACAGAGCCGAAGCAGCTGAGCGAGCTTGCCTATCTTATTACTCAGGGTACCGGCAAGGACCGCATGAAGGCGAGTTCGAACGAACTACGGGTTAACCTCACGTCGTGGCAGACCATCGCCCTATGCTCGTCTAACCACTCGTTCTACGAGAAGCTGGAGTTTCTCAAGGAGACACCGCAAGGCGAGATGGCGCGCATCATCGAGTATAGCCTTGACTACAGCGATGCCGTTGACACCGAGACCGGTAAGCAGATGTTCGACCACCAGCTGATGGAGAACTACGGCCACGCGGGCGATATCTACGCGCGCCACATCCTCGAGAACTACGAGGAGGTTAAAAACCTCTTCCTATCTATACAGAATGTGCTGGATACCGAGCTCAAGCTAACGCAGCGCGAGCGTTTCTGGTCGGCTACGGCAGCATCCAACATCGCAGGTATCCGCATTGCCAAACGCCTTGGCCTGATCGACTGGGACCTTAAGGCCATTTTTAAGTGGGTATGCGAGATGCTTACAGTGCTGCGCAAGGATGTACTCCCTCCGATTGACGCCGATAACGAGGTACTTGGGAACTTCCTGATGGGACGTATGGACAATATCCTCATCGTCAACGATGGGGTGGACCGGCGCAGCAAGATGCAGGGGATTCCTATACTGGAGCCGAAACAGGAGGTTATGGTACGTTACGAGCCTGATACCCAGAAGGTCTACATCGCTGTGTCTGCTTTCCGGCGATACTGCTCACTGCGTAACATCAGTTACCGTGAGACGCTCAAGAAGCTCAAGGGTCAGGGGTTGTATATTGATACCGAACTGAAGCGCATGACCAAGGGCATGCCTATGAGTGTGACGCCCGTGCGGGCAATGGTCCTCGACGGGACGCACTCGGACTTTGAGGCTCTCACTGATATTGCTACCGAGCAGGAGGCCGTGGGGGATGCGGGTAGCGGGGGTTGAGTACCTCATCAACTGGCGGGCCTTCACCAAAGGCAGGTCGCTGTTCTTCCCGTGCCTAGACTCCAAGGCAGCGTGGCGCGAGGTGCGCCCTGTAGTCCGTAGGCTGAAGCTAAATGTAGTCCATAAGAGCATAGTGGACCCTAAGTCTGGGATTAGGGGTTTACGCATCTGGCGGGTGTGACTATACAGGCCGCGAGAGTTTGCTCCTCTCTGGTTGCACCTACCCCCGCTGGGCCACCCCAGCGGGGGTATTTTATTAGGTGTCGTTGGGAAGTAGGGCTTCGCGCTCACCCACACCGTAAGTGACCCCCTCGACCGACTTGAGCTCCCGTGTCTCGCGTCCGCGTATCGACTGGAATACATCTTTCGGCTCAATTAGGTACCTAGACAGCGGCCTACCATTCGGGCCCAGAGGCACCTTGGAGTTGTAGCGCTTGATCCGCTCCACCATAATCTGGATATCTTCCTGAGTGGTGTCCGAGTCATCGAGAATATCGCGATACTCCTTGAACAGGTTGCCGCGCTCCTTCTCCATAGCTCGCATCCAAGACTGGGTCTTGCGGTTCTCTTCGCGTACCCGTGCCAACTCATTTGGTGCAAACCCAAGCACCTGCCCGACGAGCTCGTTAGTGGTGAACTCGCTCGCCTCACGGACCGGCAAGCCGCTCCTAGTCGTCTCCCCCTCGCTTGCGAACCGCTCGGCTGTGAACGCACCGCGCACCGCTGCCGGCATGATTTTGGTAAAGCCTTTCGACCAGTTACCCTCCATAAATTCGTTGATGCCGTCGATCATGTTAGCACCCTGCGAAACCTGCGGCGCGAGGTTGGAAGAGAGGAAGTTGAACGTCGTTTCGCGCAGGTTGTCCCCACGTGGGAAGTCCCGCAACCAGAGGTTACTCTGGGACAAGCGGGTGGTCCAATCGTACCCCGTAAGCTCAGAGAGCACTCCCCGTTGAGCGACCCTAGTCGCCATAGAATCGGAGCCAAACTGCTCAGGTAGCCACTGGAACCGGAACCTGTAGTCCGCGCTATCTGCACCAAGGGGATCGAGCTTGCGCCACTCCTCCATCTCGTCCTCGTCCAGAAAAAGAGGCATGATGGTGTTAACAATGCCGGTAATCAGTCCGTAACCAAAGTTAGCACCAATCCCTGCGCCCAGCGCCGTAAAACTCAGCACCATAGATAGCTCACCGAAAGCCTGTAGGCGCGACTGCGTGGGGTCACCTTCAGTCAGTGCGTTTAGCATCCGGAAGTAGTACGCCGTGCGCTGCACGGAGTAGGTGCGTAGGAAGCCCATCATGCGCCGCAACATACCGCCCCGGAACACATCCAGTTTCTCAACATCGGTATAGTCACCGATGGTCTCGTTGGTGTTGCGTACAGCCGCCTCTACAGCCCCCTCGACTGCTTCCTCGTGCGACTTACCTAGCTTCTTAAGCCGGTTATACTCCAACTCCGCGAAGGACATGCCAGAGATTTCACGGGTCACTTGGTCCATAGAGCTAAACAGCGCGCCCGACATGGTGACGAGCTTCTCATAGTTCTCGAGTGCGCGCTTAGTCCCAGTGGCTGCCGTAGTGCCGGGGGTAGCCCGGNTGCGTAGCAGCATGTCCATCTGCTTTTGTG